CTACCATTATGACTGGTCTGAAGAATGCCAAGTATCGGATTGGTTGTACTGGCACAATTGACGGTACGCAAACACATAAACTTGTATTGGAAGGTTTGTTTGGTCCAGTATATCAATCGACCACTACTGCCAAGTTAATTGAAAACAAACAACTAGCAGACTTTCGTATCAAGTGTTTGGTGTTGAAATATCCAGAAGAAGTGTGTAAACTTTCCAGAGGCTGGGACTATCAGTCTGAGATAGACTACATAGTAAAAAGTACCGCACGAAATGAGTTCATTCGGAATCTTGTATTATCATTAGAAGGTAACTCACTGGTACTATTCAATCTAGTAGAGAAACATGGTAAACATCTACACAAGATGATTGAAGAGAAAGCTGGTAATAGACATGTGTTTTTTGTTTACGGTGGCACAGACGTTGATGTTCGTGAACAAGTTCGTGCTATTACCGAAAAGCAAAATGATGCCATTATAGTTGCTTCTTATGGCACTTTTTCTACAGGGATTAATATACGTAATCTCCACAATGTTGTTTTTGCTTCACCGTCTAAGTCAAGGGTAAGAAACCTTCAGTCGATTGGTAGGGGTTTACGAATTGGAGAAAATAAAACCGAAGCAGTTCTTTATGACATAGCAGACGATTTTCGTATTGGTAAACATGTGAATTATACCTTGACACATCTTCAAGATCGTGTTAGGATATACGATGAAGAAAAATTCAAATACAAGTTTTACAATATAGAGGTCAAGAATGCATAACGTTAAACTTATAAGAATGCAATCTGGTGAAGATATCATGGCTTCTATGTTAGAAGATGGCGAATCTGATCAAATACAAATCAATGATCCTATGCGTATTGTCTTTCGTCGATTGCCTACAGGTCAGACGGTCATGATGATGATGCCTTGGTTGCCAGTCGAATTGATCAAAGAGAACTCTGCGATGATTTATTATTCTGATATAGTAACTGTTGTTGAACCAAAAGAATCAATGATAAGGTACTATGATAAACTTGTTGAGCGTACAATTGAAGAAATGTCAGATTCAGATAAGATGATTGACAATCTTCTAGAAGAGCAAGAAAGTGAAGAAGAAGACACTCAGCAAAAAATTATGGAAGAAATAATTCAAGACATTCACGATATGAAGAATAGAAAACTACATTAATAGGAAATTTTGTTATGTCAAAAATGGTGACATTTGTTATACCAAGCAGTGCTGCTCAAGCATATCAAGCACTAGCCAATAAGTATTCTGCGATTGAACCTCCAACATGGGCATTGCTTCTAGCAAATGCTGTTCGTGTAGAAGGTCATGATCCTTGTATTTTAGATTTTGATGCTGATCCATCACCAGACATTGAACATGCCGCACACCGAATTTCTGGTACCAACACAGATATAGCAGTCTTTGTTCTTTACGGACAAAATCCAAACTCAGGCACCACAATGATGATTGGTGCATCAAGACTAGCAAGACAACTCAAACTCATTCGACCTTCAATCAAAATCGTATTCATTGGATCACATGCTTCAGCACTACCATATGATGTAATTGGTTTGCCATATGTTGATTTCGTATTCATCAACGAAGGTGTATATGGTCTATTAGACTTGCTTCAAACGAATTACAAAGATCATCTAGACAAAGTTCGTGGTCTTGTTTACAAGAAGCATGGTTTTGCTGCTACAGGTGCTCCAGGTGAGATTGTAAAAACAGAAGACATGGATCGTGTGATGCCCGGTTATGCTTGGGACTTGTTACCAAAGAAAAGAAAATTACTAGACAAGTATCGGGCTCATTATTGGCACACAAATTTCTTAGATGAAGATCGTACACCATTTGCTGCTATCTCAACATCACTGGGTTGTTCATTTGGTTGTAACTTCTGTATGATCAATATTGTGAATCGTACATCATACGAACAAGGAACAGTATCATCAGATTCACGTGGTATGCGTTTCTGGTCACCTGAGTTGATGCTCAAAGAGTTTGAGTATTTGTATGAGAATGGTGTTCGTACAGTGCGGCTGACTGATGAGATGTTCTTTCTGAACAAGAAATATTACATACCAATTCTTGAAGGTATCAAACAACGTGGTATGGATTTCAACTTTTGGGCATACGCACGTGTTGACTCTGTGCGTAAAGATCAACTAGAATTGTTCAAAGAAGCAGGTGTTAATTGGCTAGCACTTGGTATTGAAGCAGGCAATCCACAAGTTCGTTTAGAGATTGACAAAGGTCGATTTAAACAAGTTGATATTCGTGAAGTTGTACAAGACATTAAAGATGCTGGTATCAGTGTACTAGGTAATTATATGTTTGGTTTTCCAGAAGATACGCAAGAAACCATGCAAGAAACACTCGACCTTGCACTAGAGTTAAATTGTGAACACGCTAACTTCTACGCCGCAATGGCATTACCAGGCAGTCCATTATATATGGAAGCAGTCAACAATGGTTGGGACTTACCAGAGACATTTGAAGAGTTTGCTTTCCTATCATACGATTGTAAACCACTGCGTACAAAAGCATTGAGTGGCGCTGAAGTTTTAAAGTTTCGTGATGAAGCATGGCACAAATACTTTTCACATGAGCCATTTCTAAATCTTGTTGAGAATAAATTTGGAATACAGTCAAGACAAAACATTCAAGAAATGTCAAAGATTAAATTGAAGAGGAAGATACTAGGTGACTAAGCAAGAACTTATAGCATTCGAAGAAAAGATGGCAGATCATTTTAATAATGGTCGTATTCGTGCGCCTATTCATCTTTACTACGGCAATGAAAATGAAATGATTAAAATATTCAAAAACATTCGTTCAAAAGATTGGGTGTTTTGTTCATGGCGTTCACACTATCAATGTTTACTCAAAGGTGTACCACCAGAACAATTGGAAAAAGATATACTAGAAGGTAAATCAATTTCATTGTGCTATCCTGAATACAACATCTATTCAACAGCGATTGTTGGTGGTAACATACCAATTGCTGTTGGTGCGGCGATGGCTATGAAGAGAAAAAAGATTGATACAAAAGTCTATTGCTTTGTTGGTGATATGACTGCTGAATCAGGTATTTTTATGGAGAATTTTAAATACTCCATGCAACAAGAACTGCCTATTAAATTTATTGTTGAAGACAATGGTAAATCTGTTTGCACTGATACAGCAAAAACTTGGGGTGTAGAAGAATCATCATACACAAATGTCGAGAATGAATACATCTATTACTATGAATATGAAACCAAATATCCACATGCTGGTGCTGGAGTGAGGGTACAATTTTGAAATACTTTGACGAACTAAAAGCATCAATGGATATGCTTGCAAAAGACCCACGTGTTGTCTTTATAGGCCAAGCTGTAGAGTATGCTGGCACAGCAATGTCAAATACATTGAAAGATGTGCCAAAAGAAAAACTGATTGAAATGCCCGTGTTTGAAGACACTCAAATGGGCATGACACTTGGACTTGCACTTGCAGGTTATATACCCGTGAGCATTTTTCCACGTTGGAATTTTTTGATCTGTGCAACGAATCAACTTGTGAATCATGTTGATAAGATAAAGAGAATGTCTGATTACAAACCGAGAATGATTATACGAACAAGTATTGGTTCAGAAAGACCTTTACATCCACAACATCAACACGTTGGCGATTATACAGAAGCATACAGAATGATGTGTCCGAACATTGATATAGTCAGACTTGAAGAGCCGAGACAAATCTTCAATGCATACTGTAGCGCATATCTAAGAACAGATGGTAAAGCAACTCTGCTTGTTGAGTATGGTGATTATTATAACGAAAAATGATTATATCTAAAACTCCTTATCGTCTTTCTCTGTTTGGTGGTGGTACAGATTATCCAGATTGGTTTCAGTCAAGGCAGAGTAAAGTAATTTCTGCCGCAATGGCGCATTACTGCTATATAAATTTAAAAAAATTGCCGCCCTATTTTGATTATGTGAACAGAGTTATCTACTCAAAAATAGAAAGTGTCAATGATATTTCACATATAGATCATCCTTCTGTAAGGGAGTGTTTAAAATACTATGGTATACTTAATGGAATTTCTATTACTCACGATGGTGATTTGCCTGCTCGTTCTGGTATTGGATCATCTTCTTCGTTTACTGTTGGACTGATTCATGCTATACTTACAGCACAGGGCAAGTTGCCTACACCTCATGATCTAGCACTTGATGCTATCAATATAGAACAAAACTATATTGGTGAATCTGTCGGTGTTCAAGATCAAATTATGGCAGCGTATGGTGGCATTCGTGTGATTGAACTTTCTGGCGCAAATATGAATGTTCGTGATCTAAGAATCAAAGACGATTACGTTCTTGACTTAGAAGATCACATCATGTTAGGCTTTTCTGGTATTGATAGATTCTCGAACGTTCATGCTAAACAACAAATTGATGCCATTAAAGAAGGTAAGTCTAAAAAACTTCTTGAAGAAATCACAACAATTACCGATACAGCATTGCATATTTTTGAGAATCATGGTAAAATAAAAGAGATAGGCGAATTGTTAAAGTACCAATGGAATCGTAAACGCCAACTTACTGATAGTGTTACAACTGATTACATAGATACAATATACAACAAAGCAATCGATGCTGGCGCATATGGTGGTAAGTTGATGGGTGCAGGTGGTGGTGGATTCTTTATGTTTCTTGCTCCACCAGACGCACATGAAAAAATAAAACAAGCAATACCAGAAATCAATGTATGGGTTCCCTTCAAGTTTGATTTTGAAGGTTCAAAAATTATTATGGAGTAATCATGAAGTATCCTTTAATGTCAGACAATATTACTAGAGAAGATTTAGATTTGGTAATAGAACATCTCAAAAAAGATAATCCTAAACTTACAAACGGACCAGAGTGTCGTGCTTTTGAAGAAGCATGGAGCAAATGGCTTGGTGTAAAATATTCTGTATTTGTCAACTCAGGTGCTTCTGCTAATCTATTGTCAATGACAATGCTAAAGATCAAACATCCGGAAGGTGGTGAAGTGATTGTGCCACCATTCACATGGGTATCTGATATCGCATCTATCATTCAATGTGGCTTCACACCAGTATTTGTTGATATTGATTTAGATACACTAGGCATGAATGAGTTTGGAATACTCAATGCGATCACTGATAAAACACGTGCGGTGTTCATTACATATGCTCAAGGTTTTGATTGTTTATCTGACAGAGTATTGGAAGTTCTCCGTCATCGTAGCATACCTTTGATTGAAGATGTGTGTGAATCACATGGTGCAACACACAATGGTAAATTGTTGGGCAGTTATGGTTGGATGTCCAACTTCTCATTCTACTTTGCTCATCACATGTCTACCATTGAAGGTGGTATGGTGTGTACAAATGATCCTGAAGTTTATCACACAGTTCGTATGCTTCGTTCACATGGCATGGTTCGTGAGTGTGCTTCAGAAGAAATGTCCGAAAAGTATAAAGCAGAGTATCCAGAGTTGAACTCCGACTTTATCTTTGCCTATCCAGCATACAATATGCGTAACAATGAGATTGGCGGTATACTTGGTCAAAACCAGTTGAAATATTTGGATGAAAATGTTAGACTACGAAATGAGAATCTATTTTATTTCTTGTCTAAACTGGACCAGAAGAAATACAAAGTTGACTTTAGGTTGATCGGCTGTAGCAATTACGCCTTTAACATTGTTTTGCAACATGACTATTGCACAGAGTTTTTTGTGAAAAGATTAATAGGTAAAATGCGTGATGAGGGAATTGAGTTTCGCCGTGGATCAGCAGGTGGTGGTAATCAACTGCGTCAACCGTATCTAAAAAATATTGTGCCTAAAGATCATTATAGAAACTATCCGAATACTGATCACATGCATTTTTATTCGTTCTATATTGGCAATTATCCAACATTAAGTAAACTAGCAATTGATGAAATCACAAGCGTATTGAATAGGGTGTAATATGAATATATTAGTGACTGGTGGTGCTGGCTATATTGGCTGTATTTTGACAGAGTATTTGTTACAGATGGGTCATGAAGTGACTATCATTGACAACTTCATGTATAAACAAATTGGACTAAATCATCTCTGTGAAAACAAAAATCTCACAATTGTGAATGGTGACATTCGTAATCCACATCACATGAATCCTCTGTTAAAAAAAGCAGATGTGATCATACCTCTTGCTGCCCTTGTTGGTGCGCCACTGTGTAACAAAGATGTTGTCGGTGCTGATACAACAAACAAAGATGCGATGTTTTGGATGTTGAATGCTGTTTCAAATGAACAGCGTATCATCATGCCCACAACCAATTCAGCATATGGCACAGGTGATGAAAACAATTTCTGTACGGAAGATTCACCATTACGACCAATCTCAAAATATGCTATTGATAAAGTTGCTGTAGAACATCGGTTGATGGAACGTGAGAACTCAATTAGTTATCGTCTGGCTACTGTGTTTGGTATGTCGCCACGTATGCGTACAGACTTGCTAGTAAATGATTTAGTTTATCGTGCTGTCAACGATGGTTATGTGATTATCTTTGAAGGACACTTCAAACGTAACTACATTCATGTGCGTGATGTGTGTGAAGCATTCCTACATGCGATGTATCAGTTTGAAGAAATGAAGGGCAACATTTACAACGTAGGCTTGTCATCAGCAAACGTGTCTAAACTAGAACTCTGTGACATTATCAAGAAGCATATTCCTACTTTCACAGTTGTAGAAGGTGATATCAAGAAAGATCCAGATCAGCGTAATTACATTGTTTCAAATGAAAAATTAGAAGCAACTGGTTGGATGCCTTACTACACACTAGATAATGGTGTAGAAGAACTCATCAAGGGTTATACATACTTGAAGAATAATATTTACGGTAATGTATAATGGCAACATCAAATCACTACGTCAATAACGCAGATTTTCTAGCGGCACTTGTCAAGTATCGGACAGAATGTGCTGCTGCTAAAGAAGAAAATAAACCAGAACCAAAGATACCAGATTACATTGGTGAATGCTTTCTAAAGATTGCTGAACACTTATCACGTAAGCCAAACTTTATTTCTTACACTTACCGTGATGAGATGATATCTGATGGTGTTGAAAACTGTCTGATGTATTTCCGTAATTTTGATCCAGCCAAATCAAAGAATCCATTTGCTTACTTCACACAGATAATTTACTATGCTTTTCTGCGTAGAATTATGCGTGAGAAGAAGCAACTGTATGTAAAATATAAAGCAACACAACAGTTTGGTTTACTTGATGAGGGTGAGATGTATGAAGATGAAAACGGCAATATGAAACAGTTTGAGTTATATGACAACATCTCAGAGTTCATTTATAACTTTGAGGAAAATAAGAAAAAGAAAAAGGAAAAGAAGTCAGAAGGTCTTGAACAATTTTTAGATGATGATGTAGAATAGTATTATGAAAATATGTGTGCTTGGTGATACTCACTTCGGTATGAGGGGTGATTCTTTAGACTTTCATAAATACATAGAGAAGTTCTACGAGAACGTTTTCTTTCCCTATCTAAAGGATCACAATGTTACAACCGTTGTACAACTTGGTGATCTTTTCGACCGCCGTAAGTTTATTAACTTCAATTCACTCTATCTATGTCGTAAATATTTCTTTGATAAACTACAACAAAATGGTATCACGCTCATCACATTTCTTGGTAACCACGACGTTGCGTTCAAAAACACCCTTCAGGTTAATTCCTCCTCATTACTCCTAAACGGATATGATAATATTACTGTATTGGATACTTTTACTACAATGCAGTTTGGGGGCATTGATGTTGATCTGGTACCTTGGATCTGTGATGACAACGAAGTTGAAACTCTTCAAAAAATAAAAGACTCTAAATCACAAATTGCTTTTGGGCATTTTGAGATAGCAGGATTTGAAATGGATCGTGGTAACATTTGCCACGAAGGCACCGACAAATCGTTGTTCAACAAGTATGATGTAGTTTTGTCTGGTCACTTTCATCATCGTTCTGATGATGGACACATCTACTATGTCGGTTCACCAAATGAAATGACATGGGCAGATTACAATGATCCACGTGGTTTTGTTATCTTTGACACACATACACGTGAGCAAGAGTTTGTTAAAAATCCATATAGAATGTTTCATAAGTTGAATTACAATGATGAATTAGAACATTTCGCTGAAGGTTATAAACCCACATTCATGGACTATTCGATCTATGAAGGATGCTATGTCAAAGTAGTGGTGGTTAATAAACTAAATCCATTTTTGTTTGACATTGTAATCGACAGCATATACAAAGCGGGTGCTGCCGATATATCAATTGTAGAAGACTTTACCGACATTACAAATGACAATGATGAAGAATTGATTGATCAAGCGGAAGATACCATGACAATACTTTCCAAGTATATCGACAACTTGACAATCAATGTAGAACCTGATAAACTAAAAAGAATTATGCAGGAACTCTATGTTGAAGCATTGAATACCACAACTGAATGATATTATTTAAAACTTTACGTTGGAAGAATCTGTTAAGTACCGGTAACTACTTTACAGAGATGACACTCAACAGTGCTGCTAATACACTGATTGTAGGCACAAACGGCTCAGGTAAGTCAACGATGCTTGACGCATTATGCTTTGGTTTGTTTGGTAAACCTTTCCGTGCAATTAACAAACCAAACCTTATAAACTCTATTAACAATAGAGATGCTGTAGTTGAGATAGAGTTTTCAATTGGCAATAAAGAGTTTAAGATTATTCGGGGTATCAAGCCAAACATTTTTGAAATCTATCAAGATAATGTTTTGTTGAATCAAGATGCGGCTGTAAGAGATTATCAAGACTATCTGGAAAGATTCATTCTCAAACTAAACTATAAGTCTTTCACACAGATTGTTATTCTTGGTTCAGCATCCTTTACACCGTTCATGCAGTTGTCTGCTGCTGATCGTCGTGCAATTATTGAAGACTTGTTGGACATTCAAATCTTCTCTACGATGAATAGTTTAATTAAAGGAAGATTGTCTAACAATAAAGACCTGACAGTAGCGAAAAAGAATGATATATCTTTGTTGATTCAGAAATATGATCTGAAGAAAGAGCATCAGGACAAACTCAATCAGGATAATGAAGCAAAGGTAAAAGAATATGAGGAAGAGATACTTCTGCACAGAGAAACCATACGCACCTTACATGATGACATTGACAGCTTGGAACAAACCAAGCAGACCTTATCCGAAGTCTGTGCTAAAATTCCTGAAAATGAAAAGAAGATTACTGCGCTTAAAAAAATTGAGTCACAAATTGAGAGCAAAATATCCAAAGTGGGAGATGATAGAAGTTTCTATGAACACAATGCTGATTGCCCAACCTGTAGGCAAGCCATTACCCTGGGGTTTAAAGAAGAACAACTCAATGAACTTCACACAAAAGAAGAAGAACTTTCTGGTGGTCTCACCGAACTACAAGTAAAAATCATAGAGCAAGAAAGTATTGTTGCTGAACTGCGTGGAAAAGAAAAAGAGTTATCAAATGTCCGTATTCAATTGGCAACAACACAAACTAGTGTAAAAGGTTTGAATGATTCAATTACCAAACTAGAAAAACAAATCAAACAAATACAACAGCCTAAAGAAAACGTTGATGTGAATGAATTAAATACCATCAAAAAAGATGTTGAACAAGCGCAAGATGAACTGAAGCAGTTACTAGATGATAAAGCGTACTACGATGTCGCTTCATCATTGTTGAAAGACACCGGCATCAAAACAAATATTATCAAACAATATTTGCCGGTGATGAACAAATTGGTGAATAAGTATCTAACAAGTATGGACTTCTTTGTAAACTTTAATCTTGATGAATCGTTTAAAGAAACAATCAAGTCTAGGCACCGTGATGAATTTTCTTACCACAACTTTTCAGAGGGTGAGAAACAGCGTATCGATATGGCATTGATGTTGACATGGAGAGCAGTTGCAAAACTAAAGAACTCCACCAATACCAATCTATTGATACTTGATGAAGTGTTTGATTCAAGTCTGGACACAAGTGGTACGGAAGACTTGATGAAAATATTACATTCACTTGAAGATGCGAATTTGTTTGTCATCAGCCATAAGGGCGACATATTACAAGATAAATTTGCAAATACAATTCGGTTTGAGAAAATTAAAAACTTTTCAAGGATGGTGAAATGAGTGAGATACTAACAATTGATACCGCCGCTGGCATACAACCCATAGAGAGAATTGATCCTTTACGAATTTTTGGTGAAGATTACTTTATGCTTGGTCAAAAGATACCTGAATATGCAGGTGGCTTTCCTGCTCCAGCATTAGTCACACTAGCCAAAAGATTGAAGATGACAATGAAACTATATTCTGGTTTGGGCTTGTCAGCGAATCAATGTGGTGTTGCCGAAAGAATCTTTGTCATTGGTACGGATGACTTCCAACTTGTGTGTGTCAATCCTAAAGTGATTGATCAAGGTCCTGCGGTTAAGGACAAAGAGGGTTGCCTATCTTATCCGGGTTTGTTTTTGAATGTCGAAAGACCTTCGTGGATTGAAGTAGAATTTACCGATGAGTTTGGTGAAGTGAAACAAGTAAAACTTCACGGTTTATCTGCACGGTGTTTTCTTCATGAACTTGATCATCTTGATGGAATAAGATATACTAGTCATGTGAAGTCGCTTGCGTTAAAAATGGCAAGGCAAAAAGCCAACAAAATTGTTAAGAAAATTATTAGGAGTCACAAGAATGGAAACCAAACAAGCCAAAGAATCTAGTACATACGAAAACTGTATGGAGTTGTTGACTGATGAATATCAACCTCCAACACTCAATCGTTTTTTTGGTGAAGATGAAGAAGATGACCAGGGTGGTGTTGACGTAAACAATGTTGAATGGAAAAAACATTGGGTAGGTATGCCTGAGTTCGAACAGAACGACAAGAAAACTTACAAAACAATCTATGTTCATTTCCGCAATCAAGAAGATTATGAAGCATTTGCCAAACTCATTGAGCAAAACTTGACAATGAAAACGAAATCTATTTGGCATCCAAAACTTGAGCGTGATGAGAATATGCTAAAGAGATGGAT